GTTGCACGTTACCCGCTCGGGCCGTAAGTCTTGGGCAAGGACCCGATCGCGGGCGCGCAATTAACGTACGCCGCGCCGTGCCCCATTGGGCCGTGTTGCTCCCTTGCCTCGCCTTGCCTGACCATGCCAAGCCAGGCATCGCCCCGCCCCGCCTTGCCATCGCCACGCCGAGCCCAACCTAACCGGGCCTCGCCTTGCCATGCCGGGCCTTGCCCCGCCCGGCCTCGCCCTTGCTTGCCTAACCTTGCCACGCCGAGCCAAGCCACGGTCTACCTCGCCAGGCCGTGCCCGGCCATGCCTTGCCCGGCCTTGCCTTGCCGCGCCGAGCTTCTGCCTAGCCTCGCCATGCCTCACCGTACAAAGCCACGCCCGGCCGAGCCTTGCCACGCCATACCCGGCCTTGCCACACCTTGCCCGGCCTCGCCGCGCCCGGCCTTGCGAGGCCTAACCTCGTCTCGGCTTATTCGGTCCACTCAATGATCATAAAGCGACCGAAAGGCCCTTTCTTCTCGGGGCGAAAGTCGAGCAAGCCAACGCGCGATCCCGCGTTGTCGACGATCGCTCTTACCTCGGTTGCTTTGAGTAACGTATCGTCATACTCAAGATCGAAAGTGACTTGCCACTCATCGAGGCGCGGCCGGTGTCGAATGATCCGCCCTTTCGTGGCGGGCACGACAACCGGCCGCGAGTCGATCGTGTAGGTGGTCACGCCGAGATCGAGATACTCGGGCGCGATGAGTAAGCAAGCGGCCGCGGGCTTTTGCAACGAGGCCCGGCCCTTGCCCTTGCTGTACGTGGCCGCGGCGATGAGCGCCCGCTGTACACAGATCCCGGGTATGTAAAGATTAGGTTGCGTGAAGCCCGCGGCCCGCGTGCCGACGTCGCCATTAGAGATCGGCATACGGTACGCCGCATGCTCGGCTTGCACCTCGGCCGGTTTCTTTTCGAGCGCCTCGATCGCCACTAACGGGAAAGCGTGCATCAAGAGCGGACTAATGCCCTTGATCGTCGTTTTGATCGCTTTGGTTGTCATAAGTTTTTGATCCTTTCGCTTTTGATTGCCTTGCCTTGCCCGGCCGTGCCTCACCCCGCCACGCCAGGCCTTGCCCCGCCTCGCCCGGCCTTACCTCGCCCAACCATGCCGGGCCCCGCCGCGCCTTGCCCCGCCGTCGCCTCGCCTCGCCTCGGCGGGCCATGCCCGGCCTCGCCCAACCCCGCCTTGCCGAGTCTCGCCTTGCCTCGCCCCGCATCGCCACGCCATGCCCAAGCCCGCCCGGCCTTGCCATGCCATGCCTCGCCCCGCCTCGGCGTGCGTCGCCGTGCCTTGGCATGCCTAGCCTTGGTCCTCGATCGTCACAGTCACGATCTCGCCGTTGTATTCTTCGCCGCGCGTCGCGGCATAAAAGGCCTCGTTGAGCTCGTTACCGGCCCGGGCGATATTGCCGGGCTCGATGCCGCGCGACTTGACGATCGCGCCAACGACGTAAGCGATCAACGGAATGATCTCTTTGATCCATTCGGGCGATCCGTTCGCTTCGAGTGTTGCCTCGTCGGCCGTGTCGGTTTGCTTTAGTTTGATCTTAACTTTGGCCATCGTGATCAATCCTCGCGCGCGGTTAAGCGAAAGTAGAGCGCGCCGAAGTTGCCCGCGTTGCGCCGGTCGAGCGAGTCGATCGGCCGCCCGAGCTCGTCGAGGCGGGCGCTTACGGGCGGGCGATAGCGTGCGCCGTCGCGCAAGCAAAGCTCGATCTCTTTCGCTCTAATCATCGGGGCCAGGCATTCGATCACCGCCGCCCGATCGAGGCCCGTCTCGTCGCGAATCTCATCGAGGCCCAGGCGATCGAAACTGGTAAGCGCGCGCTTGATGAGCTTTTGTTTTTCTTTGGTCGATCGAAGTTGAAAGCGCACGCGATAAGAGAGTGAATTGATCGAGAATGAGAAGCGCGGAAAGCGGGCCGAGAGTGCGTCGAGCTCGCGCGCCAGAATGAGCGCGTCGAGATCCGCGGCGCTGCGCTTCGCGTCGCGAAAACGAGATCGTTTCGATAATGCCCGCCGAGCCATCATTGCGTGAATTCATACGGCCCGGGCCCAAAGCACGAAGCCGCGAAGCCTATCAATAAAGATCCGGCTTCGCGGCTTTGATCGAGCGGTCTTTTGCTGGAAAGCCGATCGATGCGGTTGTGAGGATCGCAATTGTAACACGGGCCCACTCATCGCAACTCGTTGATGATTTTGCCGCTCTGCCAGTCTCGCGGCCCCCACATCGCCGCGTCACCTCCCGCGGCGTTGATATCCCATATTGTTTGTTGCTGATCGATCGTCAACGTCCCGAGCTCGCCGCGGGCGTTGTAGCCTTTCAACTCGCGATGCAAGATGCGTCGATGCTCGAAGCCACGTAACGGAATCAAGAGCATGTCGAGAATGCCCGCGCTTGAGTGAAAAGTTTTGCGAAGCCAAAGACAACGCCACCCGAACGCCTCGCAAGCGTCGCGAATATTTTCGCCGAGCTCTTCCTCGGTCATTTCGATCCGGCCGAATAAGCGCGCGGCTTTGGCTTGGCCCATGCGACTCATCGGCGCTTCGCTTTCTCTCTTTTCTCGATCGCTTTGATATCAATCCCGAGGCCCTTGGCCCAGGGCGCGATCCGCTCTTCGGCAAAGTATGAATTCGCGGCCGCGTTGAGCTCGTCGCGGATCCGACTCGCGGCCAGGGCGGGCCCAAGCTCGGCCGCTTTGATCTTTTTCGGCAAGCCAAGCTCGACGGCGAGAGTTTGCAAAAGCGGCGGCGAGAGCTTTGTCAGTTTGGCCGACTTGGCCAGCATCGCGGCGCGCACATGCGGAAAGAGCACGATCCATCGTTCGCGCTTCGTGCGGTATTCGGCCTCGGCTTTAGCGAGCGCGTCGTCGTCGATCGTGGCGACCATACAAGGGATCTCGTCGAGCTCGGCCGCCTCACAGGCGCGCAAGCGGCGCTTGCCGACGATCACCTCGAAGCCCTCGACGCCGCTGGCCGCGGGCAAGGGCCGCACGAGCAAGGGCTCGCGCAAACCCTCGGCCCTTATGTCGGCCGCCAGGATCGCGAGATCGTCGGCCGTGTATTGCGTCTCAGCATCGCGCGCGATGAGTAACGCGCGCGGGATCGTCTCTAGTTTTGCTTTGATCATCGTTTGCCCCTTTCGTCGAATAGTTTGATCTGACGCGGATCCGGCGGCGCGTTCGCTTTGGCTTGAAAGCTCGCGCGCTTTTGGCCCCGTTGGATCTTGATCTCATCGAGCCAAACTTTATAGGGCCAGTATCGGCGCTCGTGAAACGGATACGCGGCGAAGAGCGCCCGCTTGATCTCGGCCTCGGGCTTGCCCGCGCTTGCCAGCAAAGCGCTTTGAATGATCGGCCGCGCGATATCGCGCCAACTCCCGCCGCCCCTCGCCATCATGCCGCCCGCTTTTGCCAAACCGACTTGGGCCCTTGGTTGCTCGTGCGCGCCCGAGCAAAACCGCAATGCTCGATCACGCCGCGCTTTGCCAGTCTCACGATCACGGCCCCCCAGGCGCGGCGATCCGGCGGATCACTGAGCACGCCCTCGCGCTCGGCCTTGGCAACTAACTCTTCGGCCAGAAAACGCCGATGCGGGCCCCACTCATCGAGCACGCGCACGACGTAGGCCTCGGCTTTCGAGCTCCATTTCGGCTCGACGCGATCGGCGTGATCGACGGCCCGAGCCATGCCGCGATCGCGCCGGTCTTGTGCGGCCTCGGTCCCGGCCTCAAAAAGCGATCGTTGATCGTGCCCTTGTGGATTCATGCGCGCCCCGAGCTCAGGCAATGATCGGCACGTCGCCGACTTTGCCGGTTAGAAACTCTTTGATCTCGTCGATCGCGACGATCTGCCACTTGCCGCCGTCAGTCTCGAAGAGCGCGGCTTGCGGCGGCTCATCCTCGCCGCCCGAACGCAAGCGCAAGAAAAACTCGCTTGGCGGCTGAATAATTTCGGGAAACGTGCGAAACGGCATCAGCATCACGACGGCGGGCACGGTCACGTCGCGCTTAGTCGTGATCCCCACGGTTGCCGTGACTGACTGACTTACGCCGTCGTCGTCGAATTGCTTCACACTCGAATCCTCGACGCGCCCGAGAATGCGGATCAAAGTGTTAACGTCGTCAGTCTCAAAAAAGAGCGAGCGCAAAGAGATCACAAACTCATCGAGCGGATAAAACCGGCCAAAGGCGAACGTGCGGCCGATCACCTCGACGCAACGCGCCGCGAGCAAAACCTCGCGCAAGCGGGATCGCTCTTCGAGTTGCCCGACGATCTGCACCTCGACCGGCGAGACGACATGCACGGCCAGGCCGGGATCGCTCGCGCTTTGCGGCACGACTTGATCGAAACGGCGATCGCCCGCGAGATAATCGATCACACTCTGCAACGTATGAGTTACCAGGGCCGCGGCCAGGCCGGGCGCGGGCGGATGAAAAACCGGGCGCGTTATAAACTCGACGCCATCGATCGAGATCGTGTCGGTTTCTACGGCGCGTTGAATCACGCCGATCAAAGTTTTGTCGTCGCTGTCAAATTCAGTGCGGGCCATAACTTATTTCGTCCTTTCCAAAGAGATCGGCTTCGGCGTCTCTTCGTCGAGAAAAGATAATTGTTTGAGATCACGCTCGGCGGCGACGGCGCGGCCGCGCTTGCTGCCGAGAAAAAAGACCGTGCGCGACTCTTGCGCCGGGGCGATCTTGCTCGTGACTTGGATCGAGACGTCGGCGTGTCGGCGATGCTCGGCGGGCGTGATCGCCACTTTCAAGATCACTTCGCGCTTTGTCTCGGGCTTCGTGTTGGGATCGAGTATGTTTTGTAAAACGACGTCGAGCTCGTTATCGAATTGCTCGATCGCCGCGCCATTGTTGAGCGTTGCCAAACTGACAAAGCGCTCAGTCAGATCGGTCGGTTCATTCGTGGCCATCGTCTTACGCTTTCACCTTTCCGCCCGCGGCCAGGTCCAGGCCGCGAGCTTGCCGGAAGTAAAAGATCACAGTCCCGATAAAATCCTCGCCGTGGTATCGGTCCGCGTATTCGGCCCGACTCGCGATCGTGGCGATCGCGCGATCAAAATCGAATCGTTGACACCCTTGCGGATCCATAATTTGATCGACGGCCGCGATCGCTTCTCTTAACCTATTCGGCGCTTGTCGCTCGGGCTCGGGGCCCGGCCGCGCGAGCTTGTTGCGCTTTCGTTGCGGCGGGCGCGGGCTTGGCCCATAACTTAGATCATCACTCTTATACATAGGCGGATCTGGGGATCCGCTTTCGCGGATCTGGGGATCCGCTTGGGCGGATCCAGGGATCCGCTTCGCCGCGCCCGCAAGCGGATCCAGGGATCCGCTTCGTGTCTCGGCCCAGGACGGCCGCCGCGGCAAGTTGGCGACGTTGAAACGGTAGCAAGTGGCCCGGCCGCGCCGCCCTTGGGCCTCAATAATCTTGAGCCCGCGAAGCTCGGCGAGCTTGGCGCGCACGGTCCGCGGATCAAGACCGAGAAGCCAGGCAAGATAGAGCGTCGAGGGAAAGATCCGCGCGCCGTCGTCAGGGCCGATCACGGCCAGGGAAACCGCGAGCGGTTTTAGATTCGGATCGAGAGCCGAGCGCAAAACCTGACGCGCCAAAAAGCCAGTCAAGGGGAAATCGCCTTTCTTGTCTTAAAGCCTTCGCCTTGGCCCAGGCGCGCGCTTGTGAGGCCGTTGATCACGCCGATCGACCGATTGCCTTACCCTTGCGGGCGGGCGGTTAGAGGGCCGGGAATCGCTCAAAACGCGATGCGCCCGGCGCTTTGCCTTTTTCGGCATTAGTTCACCCCGTCGAGCTCGCCGAGCTCGGCCGCCGCGGGCTCGTTGATAAGCGCCGCCCGGTTGCGCTCGCGCTCGCGCTTCTCGCGCCAGGCCGCGCGCACCTCTTCGACGCTCTTGCGCCGGGCCGTCTCGGCTTTCGCGTGCTCGCGAAACCATAAAACGGCCGCCGTCGCCTCGCTCATATACACGCCAAAGGAAAAGCCCAAAAGAAAAACGCCAACGCCGATAAGCGCGGCAATGATCCAAAGCATCATGCGCCCCCCTTTTGTTGTCTTGTGCGCTTGGGCCCGGCCGCCTCAGCCACGCCGAAGATCTCGGCCGCCTTGGCGACGTGCGCGGCTCGCGAATAACGCGGATGAGTCCCAAACCAAAACGGCGAGAGCTTGCCCTCTAAGCGCAAGCGCTTGATCGTGATCCACGAAACTTTGAAAAGCTTCGCGAATTCTTTCTCGGTATAGATCTGATCATCGCCGCGGGCGGCCGCCTCGCGGAGTTGCCGGTTTTGCTCTTCGAGCTCGCTTATCAGGGCCCGGGCCGCGGCGAGGGCGTGCACGGCCGAGGCCTCGGCCTCGATCAATTGCCGCCGGGCCCGCGCGCCCCTTGCTGCTAGATCTTCGCTCATTACCTCAAGCCGCCTTTTCGAAATATTCACGCCGCCCGATCGAAGTGATCCGCGTGCCGATCTGTTTTCGCCACAAGAGCAACTCGGCGATCGCGTCGCTTACCTGATCGCCCGAGAGCCGGGTGAAGCGCACGATCTCGCGGTAACTCTTCGCCCCGCGGCGAATCGCGAAGAGCACGCGATCCTCGGGGCCCAGGCGGCGAAAGACTTCGAGATATGCCCCTCGGGGCCGCCGGTAGAGCGAGGCCTCGGGCCCGGGCCGGGCGATCGCTGAACCCTTACGCCGAGCTCTTGAGCGCTCGCGTTGCGCGCTCGTTTTGTCGCGCGTGCACTGGCGACAATAGAGGTTTTTACCATCCGGCCGCGACCGGCATCGGCCGAAAGCATCCTCGGGCAACTCAAGTGCACAACGCGGGCAACGGCGCGACATTATTCGCCCTCGTGCGCGATCGCCGAATTAAAAGCCATGCGCGCCGCAGCCAATTGCCGAAAGGCGTACGTCTTGCCCGGGCCGTCGGGCACGAGATCCCAAAGTCGATCAACGGCCCCGCTAAAGATCTCAGTCACGCTTTCAAACTTCGGCCCCGTCGCCTCGGTCGGCGGTATATAAGCGAAGTGTTTAAGCGCCTCGTCTTTCGTTCTCACTTTTTTGGATCCCCTTTCTTTTTTTCGCCCGTCGCCCAGGGCGCGCCGGTCGGCCATGCGTCAGACACGGCGCGCCGGGCGACAATTCGGGCCCTTTCGCCCGCTCAGATCGCAGGGTGAAAGCGGGGCGGGCCCGAATTCCGTCAAACGCGATCGGCCGCGCGCGTTGGCGGCGAAACGACGGCAAAAGGAAACTCGCTAGAAGCTTCGCCGCTCTTTTTTCGCTTCGCCCGCGGCGTCGTAAGCTCTTCGGTTACATGACGATCGAGGACTAATCTCACGTAGTTTGACAATGAGCGGCCATCGCGGGCCGCTCGTTTCTCAAGAGCTCTTCGAAGTTGCGCGTTGCATCGAATGAAAATGGATTTTGTCTTGCGATCGGATTGCATAAGCACTCCAAGGCTAACAAGGGGATTGCCAGATCTTGAAGGGCGTGGGGCGCGAAAGATACCACGCGCGCCGCGTTCAATGTCAAGCGAAAGTGTGCACTTTCTGTACAAGTCAAGCTAAGTATTGACAAGAGATCGCGTTTTCAGGATAGAATGCGGGCCAATGAAACGACGCGCCCAGGCCTCTTTGCGACTTATGCCCGATCTCAAGGGCCAGATCCGCGCGATCGCCAAACAAGAGGGCCGCACGCTTTCGAACACGATCGAAATGCTCTTGCGGTCCGCGGTCAAGACTTATCTTCGTCGCCAATCCAAAAGCCCTCGCTCACAACCCGAAATTTTAGACGAGCAAAAGAAATTGCTTTCTTCGGATGAGCTTCTCGCGTATCGGATCGCGGAGATAATTCTCGAAAGCAAGTTGCTCGGGAAAGGGCCCGGGCGTCAACGTAAGTTGACGCGCTTTCCCTCGCTTGAGAAAAAACGACAACGTGCTTAAGTTCCCAACGCGCCGATCTATGGTCCGCGCGGCTGCGATCGCCTCGGCGATCATCGAGCCGCTCGCCGACGTGCTCGAAAAAGTCGGCCGCGGCAATTGACCGATCAACGAAAGGACAAACGACAACCCTATGACAACCGCAAACCTAACAAACAATGGCGACGCCGTGCTCATCGAGCCCGGCGTTTTTCTTTCAACCGGGGCCGCTCAAAAAAAATTCGGCCTTTCGAATTCGATTTTATATAACTGGCGCGATCGCGGGCTCGTGCATTATGAGCGCGGCCGCGGTTTCGTCGAGGCCGATATCATCGCGGCGATGAGTGATCCGAAACGATCGGCGAATCTCAAAACCCGCAAACCGGCCAAGCGCGGGCGCAAGCCCAAGGCGGGCGCGGGCTTGATCGGCGGGCGCGAGGCCGCGCTCAAGTACAACGTCAATCAGTCAACGATCTTTAGTTGGGCCAAGCAAGGGTTTATAAAACGCAAGGGCAAGCTTTTTATTGAGGCCGAGATCGAGGCCCGCGCCAACGATCCCGAGTTTAGAAAATACTCCGAGGCGCGCAAGGCCGGGATCAAGCGGGCCGAGCTCACGCCGCGCCGCAAGCCCGGCCGTAAGCCAGGCCGTAAGCCCGGGCCGGTCGGCACGCCGCCCGCAACCGATCTCTCGCATCATGTCGCATACTTGGCCGGGCATACTGACGCTTTTTTGGATCACTATGCCCGATCGAATTCACTTGATCCGGCCGCGCTGCGCGCCGGGCTCGCCCAGGTTTTAGAAACGAGGTGAAACGATGCACGCAACCGCACGCAAAGAAAAACCCGAGGCCGCGGTCTTTCGGTCGAAGCGCGCCGCCGCGGCCGCCAAAAAAGCCGTAATCCCGACGGTCGGCTTTAAGTATCTGAGCCCGACGTTGCCCGCCGGTTTCGCGGGCCTCTTTCACGTTCGCAAGGCGGGGCGCTATTGGGGCCTAACGGTCGAGTGCCCGGTCTGCCACGATCGCCCGCCGCGAGAGTGTGACTACGGCCTCCGCCGTTGGCGTTGGCTTTCGGTCCACCTCGCGAAGATCCACCGCGGCGGCCGGTAAGCTTTAACCGAGAGATCCCCCCTCGGCCCCTTTTTCCCTCGAAAGGGCGCACGCATGCCCATTGACCGATCCGAATATCTCTTAACGCGCGTCTTGCCTGACGGCCGCGTGATCGACGTCGTGCCGCTCACATTCGCCCGGGCGCGCATCATCTTAAGCGAGAGCGTCGAGGCCGTCGGATGGTCCGACGGTTATTGATACGACGATCCCGCCCTCGCCGTGCGCGAGGCCCTCAGTTGGGATCCCGGCCAGGCCGAGCCGCGCGGATGGTCCCGCGCCGTTAATTACGGCCGCCCAAACCGTTACCCGCCGCCCGCCCCTTGATCATGAAAGTAGCCAAAAAACAATGCGCGACGTGCCCCTTTAGGGTTGACAGTGAAATATCGAGATCTCGCCGCCTCGCTCGCCGTCTCGGCGCTTTCCCAGGCCTCGCGGATCTGTCATAGCACGGGCGCGAATAACGCGATCAACCGACGCACGGGCAAGCCGCCCAGGATTTGCCGCGGCGCGCGCGACGTGCAACTCGAAGCCCTCGCCGCCCTCGGCTTTCTCGACGCCCCGACCGATCAAGCTTGGGACCGAAAGCGCCGCGAGCTCGGCCTCAAATAAAACCCTATGATTCGCTTGACAGCTATCATATGATTTGCTAGAGTCTCTCTCGTTGGGGCGGAAAGCCCGAAATTAAAAAGAGAAACGAGAAAATACAGACAATGACAACCGAAAATAACACTTGCTCGATTTGCTCGGGATCGACGGTCAACTCGCCGTGCCCGAAGTGCGAAAACGAACAATTTTGTTCTAATTGCGATAACTGTAACGTATGCGGCCCGAAGCCACGGCGGCGAGGCCGCAAGCCCTATAAACTGACGCATTTTCGGCCGCCTACGATGCGCGCGGGCGAAAGTGCTTTGCTCGCTTGCGAGACGCCGCAACGTTTGAGCGCCGAGGCCCAGGCGATCAAGGATCGGCAAGACGCCGAAGATGCGGCCCGGGTCGAGCGGCCCGTCGTCGAGCACTCACTCACGCGCGAATGCGTCGAGGCGGGTACTGACTGGCCGACGGCCGAAGAGCTCAAAGCGATCGGCATAACCGGCCGAGCCAACGCGATCGAGGCCGCGCTCAAAGTCTTGATCCTTTGCCCCGAAACGCGCGCTTGGCTTGAGGCGAATGATCCAAAAGCGCTCGGCCAAGCCGAGGCCGCGCTCAAGACCGACGCCGAGACGGCGGGCCGCACGGCCCGGCGCGCCGCCCTCTTCGCCGATCGTGAGAAGCGCGAGGCCGCGGCCCCGCGGGCCCGGCGGGCGCGAAAGCGCTTCGAGGTTTATAACGTCGATACCGGCCGGGTGTTTACCTACACGATCCGCGATGCAAATAAAATTTTCGGCGCGGCCGAGTTTAAGGAAATGTTAGGCGGATATTTGCCTAACTGGGTTGTAACCGAACTGAAACCGATCGAGCGAAGCACGGCGGGCTTATTACCAGAAAGGAAAAGCACAAGACAATGAAAAAACGAGGATATTCGAAGAGCTTCACGCCGCACGGCGAAACCGGAAAGCGCTATTTGCTCGACTCGATCCCGGCGGGCCTTTGGGCCCGCGTCAGGACCAAAGCCAAGCGCGAGGGCATCTCGTTGCGGGCGTTGATTCTGCAATTGCTAACCGATTGGTCCGCCGAGGGCGAAGAGAAAGCCCAGGCAGAAAGCGAGGCCGGGGCATGAAAGCGCTTTTCTTAATGATCGCCCTCGGCGCATCTTTCACGCCGCCGCAAGACCGGCCCGAGATCATCGCGATCAAGGCCGAATATGTCGCCGTCAAGCAAGACACCCGAAACACCCTCGGGCAACTCCGCGATCTCTATGCCAAAGACGTCGCCAGGCGCGAGAATAACGATCGCATTTTGGGGCGAAGCGTCGACGACGACGCCGAGCTCGCCGACTATCGGCGCAAACTGGCCGAGACTGACGCCGAGATCCGCGCGCTCGATCAAGAGCTCGCGGCGTTGCCCTCGGACGATCAATTGCTCGCCGAGTACCGCAAGGCCCTCGCCCTCGCGAGCCGCGAGCGTCAAAAGGCAATCGCGCGGCATAAGCGCCCGCCGGTCGAGTGTGCCGATTGGATGCTCCGGGCCGATCGCGACGCTAACCTCGGCGGCCTCAGCTATAAGATCGTTTGTGGCCATCGGGCCCGGCCCGCGGGCCCGTCTAAATAAAATCCTATGATTCGCTTGACAGCTATCATATGATTTGCTAGAGTCTCTTTGTCAGGGCGGAAAGCCCAAAATTAAACAAAGAGATAAGGAAACAAAGACAATGGCACGAGGACACAAAGACGGAACTATTAAAGACTTGGGCGACGGGCGCTTTATGGTTCGCAAGCGCTACATCAACGCCAAGGGCGCGCCCGATCAAAAGAAAAAGATCGTCAAGGGCCGCCAGGCCGCCAACAAAATGCGTCACCAGATCGAGGCCGAGATCGAGGCCGAGCTCAAAGGTTATGTTAAGCCGACGGGCGAGACGAGCTTTAACACTTGGGCCGAAACCTACTCGGCGAAATACTTGATCCCGGCGGTGTACGCGGGCAACGAGAAAGTTGCGGGCATGAAATCATACAAAAACCGCAAGAGCGAGCTCGTTTTTTTGAAAGAGTATTTCGGCAAATTTGCGCTCAGCAAGATCACGCACGACGATCTCACGAAGTACGTGACCGAGCGTCTCGCGACGCCGAAAACGCGCGGCACGGGCGATCGCAAAATGGCCACGCCTAACCGCGAGCTCGGCCTCTTGCGGCGCATGCTCACGATCGCGCGGCATCAAAAATTGATCGTCAGCAACCCTTTTGACGACGGCGATCCCGTGATCAAGGCGGGCGTCGACTCGAAGCGCTCGCGGATCCTTTCCTATGCCGAAGAGGCGAAGCTCTTCGCCGAGGCGGCCAAGTCGAAATCGAAAGAGATCGCTTTTGCGATCACGATGGCCCTAGAGACTGGCATGCGTCAGGGCGAGCAATACTCGTTAACGGATGCTGAGGTTGATTTGCCCGGCGGCATCGTTTGGGCGACGTCTTGCAAGGGCAAGACCGGGCGCAAGCGCGTGCGGCCGGTCCCGGTCACTTCACTCTTACGCAAAGCGTTTGACGAACACTTGGCCACCCGATCGCCCGAGAGCGCGCGCATTTTCGCCACGGGCAACCCGCGCGAGACTTTCGCCGCCCTCTGCACGCGGGCCGGGCTCGCGGATCTTCACTGGCACGATCTACGGCATACGGCGATCACTCGCATGGTCCACGTTTTCAAGCGCGAGCCGATCCAAGTTATGAAAATCGTTGGTCATAGTAACTGGTCAACCTTTTATGAGATCTATGTAAACATCGGGGCCGATCAAGCGCGCGAGATTGGCGCGGGGATCGACAAGGCCCGGGCCGAGATTGCCGCGGCCGAGCTCGTCGCCGCCAAGGCCCAGGGCGAGGCCCAGGCCGCGGCCGGGCCCGAGTTTATTGTCGAGACTGACTCGAATAATTGAGCATCTTGCGCGCCCGACGGGGCGCGTAAGATAGGGCCGTATCGCTGAACGGTCCGAGGGCGCGCCCGGCCGGGCGCGCCCCTTTTTTTGCCCTCGTGGTCCTCTTCGTGGTCCTCTACGGTTGATCGATCCCGATCCTTTTTACCCGGCCGACTGTCGCCCGCCTTGCGCTAAATCGCAAAAACCCCAACAATTGAGCACTAGAGAGCGCTTGAGAGCGCTTGAGAGTGTTAGCCCTCGCTCCCTCCCAAGGGGAGACGGGATTGCCAAAACCCGCCGAAATATTGATGTTTTTGCCCGTTTTGGGCTTTCGTGGTCCTCTTCGTGGTCCTCTACGGATCGCGCGCGGCTTTTCTGCGATTTTGTGCGCTAGAGCGATCATCATGCGTTAGAATGATCTCATGATTTGCCCAAACTGCGAAGAGCTCGTTACGGCCGAAGAGATCGCCGCCGACATGGCCGTGCCGATCACTGTGATCGGCTTTCGCACGGGCATCGAGGGCGAGCCCGGGCTCGTGCATCGCGAGTGCCTCGTGCGCTCGGTCCTCGGGAGTGTGACCCACTTGCGGGGCCGGTGTACTGAGCAAGGCGGGCCCGAGGATTGCCACGCATGCGAGAACGGCCTCACGCGGCGCGAGGCGGCCCGCCAAACCTACGAGTTTATGCTCAAGCGACAAGAGGCCCAGGCGCGCGCCCGGGCGGCCGCTGAGCGCAATTAAAGCGAAAGGAAAGCCACACCTATGATCGGCCCGGGTAAGTACGACGCGATCGCCACACTCGCCCGCAAGACGGCGCACGCCCAGGGCGTGATCCTGATCATCATTAACGGCCAATTCGGGCACGGCCTCGAAGTGCAAACCGACGCCCTCGACATGATTCAAGCCATGCCCGGGATCTTGCGCGCCACGGCCGACGGCATCGAGGCCGAGCTCACGAGCGGGGCGGCCTTTGAGGTTGAGGACTAATGCCCGGTAGAGGCGGGCACGAGAAGCAAGAGCTCGGCGGCGTCGCGAAGATCTCGCACGGATCGCACGCCGCCCGCCGAAACTGAGATCGTCGAAAGGATTATGTTACGGTTTGTCGTTAGTGGTAAGCCGACTTGTTGCCCGGGTTGATATCGCCCGATCAAGCGGGCGGCCGCGGGCGGCTCATCCTCGAAGCGCCAATACACCTCAACGATCGCGGGTTGCAAAGTGCTCGACGAGTAGAACGTCGGCCGCGCGCCAGGCCTTATGACAAGGTTACGGCCGCCCGAGGATGCGATCAAAAGATTCATGTTGTAATCGTCTCGGCGTAACCTACCCGCCCGTCGCCGTGATTTACCCAAAAGCGCAAGACGGTCCCGGCCGCGCCCGTTACGGTCCCGGCGGGAATATGCCCGTTGACGTCGGCCGTCAGATCCGCCAGGGCGGCGAGGGCCGTTGCGTCGTAAACGTGAACTGTTTCGAGCGCGGCGGGCGTGGTCGTGCCGTCGTCGTTTTCGAACATCACATCAAAAGCCGCGTAATTGCTCGCCACGTTTCACCTCATACGATCTCGGCGATCTTGAAAGTTGCCCGATCGCTTTCGAGCACAACCGAGCCGCCGTCGATCGGCAAGATGCCGGGCGGCGTGAGAAAGTCGCCGCCGGGATTCACGAGCCCAGGCGCGCCCGGGATTGGCGGCGGGATATTCCATGATTCCATGGCTTGATAGTAAGCGCGCGGGTAAGCTTGGGCCGAGATCTCGACTTTGAGATCCGCGGCTCGCTTCATTGAGCGAATGCGAAAATAGTCGAAGCGCTCAAGCCCGGCGGCCGCGCGGATATCGTTGATCCGATCGAGCTTCTCGGCCTCGACTTTGATCAAGCTGTACTTATGGAGATCGATCGTCTCGCTGTACCACGTCGAAAACTGTACGCGAAGATTATTTTTAGTCCCGCCCTCGTCGAACGCCCCGAGGTGTAAGAGCAAGTTACCCAGGCGCACGGCCTCGCCGATGTTAGTCACCCCGAGGGCCGAGTAGGTTTTCTCGACGACGCGGCGAGTTGTATCGCCGAAAGCGCGCCCGGCGGCGAGTTGCTGATCGGGATCTTCGAAAGGTAAGGGGCGCTCGGCGTTTTTGTGCTCTTCGTCGTCGAACGTGATCACGACGCGATTGGGGAGATCGGCATCGGTCACGACTTGCCGCTTGAGCGTCGAGCGGTTGCTTTCCCAAACGATATTGCGCGCCGAGCCTTGATCGGTAAAGACCGGGATCCCCAGGCCGAGCATGCCGTCGACGCGGCGCACAAACTCGGGCGAAGTGCCGAAAGCATCCTCGACGTCGGCCCGCGGCTTGCCGTTGACTTGCATTTCCCGAAGCCAAAAGGCCGAGCCCTCGGCGTCGGCCACCCGGCCCAGGTAGGCGGCGTATAAATCGCTCATAAAGGCCTCGTCCGTCGTGGCGAGCCCGAGGTATTCGCTACCCTCGAAAAGTCCCTTGACGAGCGATTGCGCCTCGGCAAGCAAGGCCGCCTCGCTCGTCGACATGGCCGAGTTAAGGGCCGTCACCCAGGCGTCGAGCTCGGTTGACGTCGGATTGCGCGCCAGGGCCCCGAGGTAAGCTTTCGTCGTGAATTGTTGCGGCGTCAGAAACTCGGGCGCGGCCGAGAGCGGCTTGATCCGAAGCTTGCCCGCCTCGACGTACGGCAAGCCATACCGGCCCGCGAGACAGATATCGTTTATTTGTTGCTGTACGGTCCGATCGATGAGCTCGGCGTGAAAGGTTGTGCGCTGGCCCGTGTAATGAGTGCCGCCCGCGTCAGTGAAAGAAACGATCTCTTGGCCCCAGGCGGCGAGATCGATAAAGTCTTGAATCACGAAGCGCTTGACGTCGAGCCCGTACCCCCAACGTCGGTTGCGTAAGCAATGCAAGAGCCACCATGCCCGATCGGTCGAATACTCTTCGGCGAAACTCGTCTCGCTCGTGTAGCGGCGCACGTCGCGCGAGCCGCGAATATGCGCCGAGCCGCGGAGTTGATCGGGCGTGATCTTCGTGAAGTCGCCTTGTGCCCGACCAAAGAAAAGCGCCGTGCCCGAATAATTCGCGACTTGCGCCGAAAAGCCGGTCCGACTTTGGCGCGTCTCGCCGTTGCGTTGGTTTAAGTGCATCGCCCCGATGGCCACGCCGTTGACCGACTGATTAGAGGCGGCGTCGATCGGCCCCTCGCATTCGGCCATCAAGACCGTGACGGCCCCGCCCTCGGGGTGTTTAGTGTCGGGCTCGACGCTGTACGCCAGGAGATCGAGATCTTGTACTTCGCGCTCGCCCGCGATCACCCGTAACGGCCGCTTGAGATTTGATTCATTGCCGCGCGTCGTAACCGTGATCGCGGGGCCCTTGGTTTGCCCGACCGTGTACGATTGGATCACGGTATCGAAGCCGAGATAAGAAAGATCGTCGCCGAGGCGCGCGATGCACGCGGGCCGGTCCCGCGGGCAATCGGTAAACGGGGCCGACGTCGCGGGATCAAGGTTGCCCGTCATACCGGCCGCGCCTATATCGCCGATCTTCACCTTAACCGACGACGCGCCCGCGCCGACGTTCATAATTGCGATCCCCAAGTAGAGCGGATAGGCCGGGGCGGGCGGTTGAAAGCTCCCGGGCGAGATCTCGCCGCCGGGCCCGTAGAGGCGAAAGCGGCCCGAGCGCAACTCGATCCGCAAGGTGTCGCCCAGGGCCGAGCGCGCCGCGGGCCATAACTGCGAGCCGCCGAAGTTGGCTTGTAAGGTAAGCGTCGAGCCATAAGCCGGGCTTGCCGCGGCGGGATTCCATTGCAAGCCGAGCAAAAAATCCGCGAACGATCGCAAGATCGGATTGGTCGAGAAGCCCGCGATCGCATACTCGCTGCCACGGATCACTTCGATCACGGCATCCTCGCCCTCGTTGATCGCGATCGAGTGCCGCGCGCCCGCATTCCAAGCCGCGCCGCCCGCGTTTTTGATTATGCCCGCGGTTGTGTCGACGTTGGCGGCGTCGGTCGGAATGAGATCGATCAAACTCGCGGCCGCGCCGCCCAGGTGTCGGTTGTACGGGCAATCACCTTGATCGATCTCGTCTTGCGTCGTTAGCCATCCGCCGAAGAGGGCCGAGCAACTCGAAAAGAAAGCCCGCCGCGGCAAGGGCAACATGGACGACATAAAGCCCACCTCGGCCGTGCATTCGTACCACTCGGCCGAGCCTTGCTCGACGGGTTGCAAGTGCCCAAACCATTGCGAGAAAAAAAGCTCGACTTGCGGGAACCAGTAAAAGATCTCGACTCGTTGCCCGGCCCCATACTTGGCCGCCAGATCCGTGATTGCCCCGTCGCCGTCCCAAAGACGCAAGTTAACGCGATCATCCGAGATCGTGGTATCGCTCAAGATCTCTTGAAACGTGCGCCCGGGTAAACGCATTTCGAGCGGGGCCACCTCGACGGGCAAGAGGCGCAAAAGGTGAGGATCGATCGTCGAGGTGTAAAAGATCTCGCCGTCGGGCGCGGGCCACGAGATCTTTACGAGCTCGGCTACTTCGGTATAAGCCAAAGCCCGAAGCGCGGCGAGCTTTTCTGAGTCCGGTATTCTAACGGTCATTGACTCAAGCCACGGCGGCGAGCTCGTCGGCCTCACGGATCACGAAGCGCTCGAATTCCGCGCGCCAAACCTCCGAGAGATCCTCGGGCAAGCTCGTTGCGTAGTAGGGATCGATCTTGATCTCTTTCTCTAGTAACTCGCGATGCGCCGTGTTAAGAGCGGTCAAGCCCTCGCGGCTGAAAACGTAATCTTTGCCCTCGGGCCCGGCGCGTCGGATCGCCCCGTCCTTATCAACGAGACAATGCTCGACGCGAAGATCTTCGAGCTCGGCTAGATACTCTTGAATCTTCGGTTGACACTGTTTAGTGACGCGGGCGAGCGCATAGGCGAGCTTGGTTTTTCTTTGCGGATCGTTGGCCGCGAGGTATCGCTCGGCTTGCTCAACGAAGCGCAAGACGTCTTGAATATTCACTTTTGCCCCTTTCGGTTTTTTAAGTTGCTACTACCGGCGGCACGCCGATCGCGAACGTGACCACCTCGTTAAGTTGGATCGAGGTATCACCCGCGGGCCCGGTTTGCGTGTCTTGATAACTGGCGTTGGTGACGTCGGCGTTTAGTTGATTGCCGTCGTTATCGGTCGAGACAAACGTGCGCTCGGTTACGATCTGATCCGCTTGCGCCGTGCCGCGGATCGACTGGCATCTCATTTTCACATCCATTGTTTTTTTTCCTTTCAGACGGCCGCCGCTTCGAGTGCGGCGACGCGCGCGGTCAATTGCTCGACTTGGTTTTGTAACGTTGTGATCTGACTTTGTAAGGCGTCGTCGCGCGTGTCGAGATCCAAAATGGCGTTGTGCATCGTGGCATGTATCGCGCGATCCCAAAGGTTGTCATATGGATCGCCAGGCATGACGGCCTCGGGAATTCCCGGCGCGATCCGTTGTGTGGTCCAGCCGACGAAGCGCGTTGAGGTGTCGTCGGTATAAAAGCCCGGGCGCATCTTGTAATAGACCGGCCGCCCGGCCAGGCGTAGAGCGGCGAGCCCGCGCGTATATTCGCCCTCGACAAACTTGAGGCGCTCATCGGATGAGGCCGAGACGTTGCCGCTCGCGTCAGTGATCAACGTGCCCGCGCCGTACGTTCGCAAGCGTAAGTTGCCGCTGAAAATCAATGTATTGTTCGCGTAAAGGTGCAAGTTAGCGGCGGAATATAAACCCGTGTCTAATCCGGTCGCCGTGGGAATTCCGATCGAGACTGCCGAGCCGACATAACCCGATTCCGCGCTGTTATTGCGAAGCCGAAGATAGGAACCACTCGGCCCATCAAAAACCGCAAAATTGACGGTCGAGTAGGAACTAAAGAAACCGTCGCCGCGGATCGCGAAATAGGTCGTCGTAGAATTCGCCGCGCGCACGAGTAAGGCCGAGTCTGACGCATTGGTCCCGGCGTCTACGACTGCGCCGAAACTTTGGCCCGTCGTTGTGTCGGCCTTAGCATAAAAAGTGTTATTGTTTGCCGCTCCGACGACATGCAATTTTGCGTTAGAAGGGTTTGTAGTATTGACGCCGACGTTGCCGCCCTTGTGCGTGATCCCTTTGGCCCATGTGCCGCCCGAACAATCCCACATCGACCAAGATCCGTCGCTGTTAAAATCAAGCTCGAAACGTCCCGCGCTCGACGGGCCGCGGCCGATAAATGCCGGACCATCACTAGCAAGTCGAAGATCGATCATTGCGCCGGGTGACGAGCCGTTTCCGCCGATCACAAACCCGTCAATGTTATAGACGCCCGCCGAGGCCGCCGTCGCGGTTGACGTGACGTGAAACGAGGCCGAGTGAGAGCCCGCTTGATCTAGAGCGGACAGAATCAAGCGCGCGGCTTGTGAAAAACTGCCGCCCGTTCGCCCCTTCGATTGGATTATGTTGTCGCCGTCCGCGCCTCTAAACTCAAGCGTAGTTTGCCCGGCCGATTGAAAGCGAAAATATGCAAGCGTGCTCGTCGGCGCGAGCGTCAGGCCGTTCGCGTCGAGTAGGACGTTACCACTCGCGGCCGTAAGCGAGCCCGTGATCGTGACGTTGCCAGTAATTGATCCACTCGTGGCCGTAATCGCGCCGCTGAGAGTTGCACTCGTGGCCGTGAGATTGCCCGAGGCGTCGAGCGTGAAGTTTTGGGCTTTGATAATGAGCTTTGACGAATCCCAAAGTAAGTAATTATTAACGTCGGAATACCACGAGACGCGCCCGCCATTCGCGCCCTCGAAGTAAAGCCCGGCCGCTGTGTTGTACGCTGTCGGCGGTGTCGAGCCGAGCGAAATAAATTGCCCCGGGTTGTCGATCAAAACGTGCGCGTTGGCGATCCGCGTGGTCGTAATGGTCCACCCGGCGATCGTGTTTCGCACGCTTGAGAATTCGACGAGCAAGTTAGCCGAGTTGTCGCCGATCTTGAGGCCCATGCTAGAGCTCGGCCCGCCCGGGAAACTCGCGCCGTTGAGTCCGCCGATCACGACGCGATAAACACCCGCCCCGATAAATCCGATATAGGGATAGATCGAGCCGTCGCCGATGAGCATGCGGATCTCGTTAGAAAATCCGTCTTGCAAGCGCACGCCATAAAACCCGCTCGGGCTGCGGCCGAACCAAGCGCCGGGCGTGATCGAGAGATCGTCGTTAGCTGCGACTTTCACGTAGCCGCCGGGCGTTGTTAAAGCATTCGGCGTGATCGTCCACCCGGCGATCGTCGCGTTGCCGGTAACGTTTAGATTGCCGCTCGTATCCCAGGCGATCAACGAGTTGGCCAGATATCCCGAGCCATCCGTTTTGAGTTGAATGTAAGTAGTTGTGTTTTGGCCCAGGCGTACGCCGCTCGTCGCCGCGGTCCCGCTATTGGCGATCGTGATCCAAGCATCATTGCTCACGCCATACTGGCCGACGGCGAGGCCGTAGACGTCGGACGCATACCCATATGAGCCGTTGAGATTTCCGAGCCTTAAAAGCGTCGTAAAGGCCGCCCAGGGCGAGCCCGCATGCTTGGCCATGGTCAGATTAGGCGACGCGCCAACGGTCCCATCGGCCGAGAGCGTGATAAACCCGGTCCCGCTTGGGCCGTAGTCGACAACGGCCGTGCCCGCCCGGTAAGTTGTGTTAACACTCCCGGCGCTGAGCGTGGCCGTGTAGGTTGTATAGGTCCCGTGATTCGTGCGCGTGTTAACGGTCGCCCAGGAGTCGCCGATAATGACGCCCGAGGTTGAAACAAAAGCTTTCCAACGCACGGGATCGCCGACGCCAAAAAGCATGCCGCCCGCGTCGGAGTTTTTAGCGTCGAAAGAGAAAGCGCCGCCGACTGCGCCGGGCGTCGTCACGTCGGCATAATTAGTGCTCGCCGAATAGAAAACCCCGAACGTGCCCGCCGTCGCCGCAAGCTCTTGAATTTTAAAAACCGAGGCGCGCAACTCGCCCCGGACGACGATGTTATTAAATTCGGCATCGCCGATCGCGTTGATCCCCCACCCGACAAGCCCGGCCGTGAAGTTGGTCGAGCGGATCGAGTTATTGATCTGCGGCGTGATCACAAGCGAGCTCGCGCTCTGCCATCCGGTCAAGGTGTCCTTAAGAAAAAAGTTAGCAACCGCGGCGTTAACGAAGATCCGATCCGTGACCGTAAGGCGCACGGTCGTTAAATAGCCGCTCGCATCGGTTGCCAGGATCATCGCGGCCGCGCCGGGATTCGAGCTCGACGTGATCGCGTGCGCGTGCGTGGTCCCGCTCGCGGCGTCGACAGTTGAAACCGTAAGCGTCGAGGGCAAGCCGAGCGCAAGCGTGCGGTTTGCCGTTAGGTCGTAAGTGTTCCCGGCCAGGCCCGCGCCCTCGGTTATCGTGCGCCCGGCGGCGAGCGCGTCAGTGCTCGCGATTGCTTGGGCCAGGTTTGTGATCTTCGTGGCGGCCATCGAGATCCCGGCCGTGAATGTGTGCGCCGCGGTCCAGGTCGGCGCGATCGCTTGACTGAGGGCCGGGGCCGCATCGCTTCTCATTGCCGTCGTCGTCGAGCCGTTGACAACCGCGAGGCCGATAAGCGTCGACGGATTCGCGAAACCCGAGAAGCCGCCCGGGAGATCGGCGGGCGTGATCGTGGCCCAGGCGGGCGCGCCGCCGTTTGATTGCGTTAAAAACTTGTTAGTTACCGCGGCGTTGGGCGCGAGCGCGGAGATCGGACCGATGCCGCCGCCGTAGAGGATCCCGTTATTCGCGAGCGTGCCCGCGCCGGTCCCGCCACGAGCAACCGATAATTGACCGGCCCACCCGAGCGTGATCGAGGCGGGCGAGAGTACGGCCGTTGCCGCCGAGCCGCCGAGTGTGATCGTTACGTTTGGATCACTGACGCCCGTCAGGGCTTGCGCGCCCGAGATATCGCCCGCCGGGATCGCGGGCATCAAAGCCCAGGTATCGGCCGGGCTCGCGGCCCGCTTGGGATAGCCCGGGCCGCTGAGGGCTTCGAGCGCGGCGAGATCGTTCGCAAGACTGAACGTTGGCGGCCCGGCCACGCCGTCAGGATTGGCGATCGCCAGGCCCGCCGCGGGCGCGATGAGTGAGCGCGCGATCGTCACGTTTTCGGCGTTGCGAATTACAAGCCCGTTGGCCGCCGGATCGAGTAGTCCCGTGCCGCCGCCGCCGCTCGCCAGGCCGAGCACGTCGAGGCGTACTTTGTACGTGGTCCCGCCTTGCACGATCACGAGGTAATCGCCCGGGGCCGGGGTAAAGAGCTCGCCGTATTCGCTGATCTTCATGGCTCAGTAAATCCCCTCTTCGAGAAGCTCGTCGCCCGTTTCATCGGAGATCGCCGCGCCCGCTTGCTCGTCGAGGATCGGAAAGCTCACGATCGGCGAGGTGACGCCCGCGATCCGGCGCTCGCGAAAATTTAAGCCGGTCGCGAATACTTTCGCGCAAAGCATGTCAAAACTGAGATCGTCGTCGGCGAAGCTCGCCAGGTAAAAGAGATCATCTTTGTAATCGTAAAGCCAAAAGGGCGCGTCGGCCGCGGCCTTCGAGGCGCGCCAGAAGTCCCAAAGATAAGAGGCCCGCGCTTGGCCCTCGACAAACCCGCCGCGGCCGTCGTCGGGTAATACCTCGATCCGTGCGGTCCACTTTCGCAGGGCCGCGCCGATCACGGCCCCGGGCGACCGATAGGCGTCGCCGTAGTCGGCCGAGAGCACGGCGGATCCGATCTCGGTTTGCTTGAATAAAAAGCCGGTTGTGCGTAGACGTTCCGTCATGGTCCGATCCCGCTCCCGGGATCTGTGATCGGCGACGTTTGATCACTCTTGCGCCGCTGAACTAAGTCGAGGCCGCTTGCATAAACGTGTGACGCGAGGATCTCATAACTCAAAGCATCAGCCGCAAAAGCCGCCAGGTATAAGAGATCGTCTTTTGGATCTTTCAACCAAAAGGGCGCGTCGCCCTCGGCTTTGCGGGCCGTGAAAAAATCCCAAAGGTAAAGCGCCCGGGTTTGGCTATCGACCAAGGGCGAGCCCGGGAGATCGGGCAAGACGTCGATCTTTATTTTCCAGTTGCGCCGCTCTTGCTCGACGTTGATCGCCGTGTCGTAACCGTCGCCGAAACCCGCCCGGGCCATGACAAAGCCCGAGCCGGTCGCCGTGATCAAAAATCCGTCAGTCTTGAGCGTCTCGTAAGCCATCCGTTAACAGGGCATTTCGGCGTGCGCCCAGTCGAGCCGCAAGCGCTCGGGCGCTTTGGCGTAGTGGTTGAGATCCACGGGTGAATTGACGCCCGCGATCGTGCCCTCGTCGGTAAACTGCCAGGCCCAAAAATGATCGAAGCCCGCGGGTAAAACGAGCTCGTCGGCGTACTGCGCGAGCCAAAGCCGGAAAGCGCGCAACTCGGGCAAGGCCTCGGCCCCGCCCTTGTCTTTGAGCACGCCGCCCGCATAGAGCACGGGCGCGCGGCCGGTCAGCGTCCGCATGGCCGCAAGCGCCTCGTAAAGCTCGGCGAGACTGACGTCGGGATCTTCATAGTCGACACAAACGAGCGAGCGATCGTCGAGCACATCGAGCTCGCGCGCCGTCTTAACGAAAAAATCGACTTGCGCGGCCATATCGCCCGGCCGCAAAAAATGATAGACGCCCCACAAGAGCCCGGCCTCGTCGGCGAGATAGTTACGGGCCGCGGCTTTCTCATCCACAAAGCCCGAGCCCTCGGTTAGTTTGTGAATGAGGCCGAGCACGCCCGCGGCTTTGGTCGCCGTCAGATCTTGCGGGATCGTGTTGTGATGCGAGAGATCGATAATTTGAACAGTCGGTTGACTCATTGAAAAAACCTTTCTTTTCAAGAGCGCGGCGGCCACTCTCAAGCTCGCCCCCTTTTGACGCGCTCATCAAAAGGCCGCCGCGTCTTTCCCGCGCCCCGCTGCAATCCGAAGCTTGCACGAGGCGCGAAAAACCCCGTACGCCTCAAGCCAGGCGCAAGCGCCGCCCGTATGACTCCGAGAGACTCGCATCGCTGTCCATGGCCCGGGCCAGGCCGCGCGCGCCCTTCATAACGACGTGCTCGGCGGGCATGTTGCCGAGGCGGGAGATCTCGCGACGCAAGTCGGCGAGAACGGCCGTCATATGCGCCGAGGCGATCATGCCGCCGCCGCCGGGTGTAAAGAGCTCGGGCCCATGCTCGCCGACGAGGTAAGACTCGCCCGCACTAACCGGGCCGCCCATGGCGCGCGCCGCCGGGCCGCCGCTGGCCCCGCCCGTGACGCCCGCGAACGGTCCCGCATGCGCCGCTTGATAGCTTTGGATCCCGCGAAAGGCCCCAACGCCTTGCGTGATCGCGCCGCCCCAGTCACCCCCCAGGCCCGAGCTTAAAGCGCCCGCGGCCATGGAAAGGATTGGACCGACGCCCGGGATCAAAGAAAGAAACGGCGAAGCGTAGCCGAGGATCTTCGAAAAGAGGCCGCGCTTTTTGCCCACTTGTTGCTGCGGCGCGCGCGCGGCCACCTCTTGCAACGCGCCCATTAGGCCCTCGGTGAAAAAGTGTTTCCACTTCGGCAAGGCCGAGGGCGGCGGCCCGGCCTTGGCGAGCTCTTCGCGAAAGTCTTGACCGGCCTTGTCGGTAAAGTCTTTGGTCAGGCCCTCGCCCGACTTGGCGATCATGTCGCCGAAAGCGGCCACGCGATCGTCTACCTTATCGCCGAGCTTGCCCGCCAAGTTGATCGTGTCCATCAGCGAAGCGTTGAGGCGGATCACATAGGCGTTAACGTCCTCGATTTGGCCGCCCATGTTTTTGTAGGCCGTGAGAAAGGCCTCGGCCGCTTCGTGCGCCGTATGTGTGACTCCGGTTAGGCGTTCAAGATCTTGCCGTTGATCGGCGACGAACTGCTTAAAGTAAGCGTCGGCCTCTTCCATTTGTTGCGCTTGCTTTTTGGTTTCGTCGTCGAGTTTGCGGCGCGCGTCGATTTGATCGGCGTAGGCTTGGGCCAGGGCGGCGAGCGCTTCGATCTCTTTTCGCTGCGCGTCGGTCACGGTCCCGATCTTGATCCGTAAGAGCTCTTGCTTTACGCGCGCTAGTTCCGTTTTATCGCCCCAGTTTTCGAGACTGGCCGAAAGGCGATCCGTCAGATCTCTAAATTGTTTTAGCGGATCCGCGATCGCCTTGACGGCCCGCGCTTTTTTCCCGCCGCCGTCGCCGTCGCCATCCTCGCCGATGCCCAGGCCCTTGCGGGGCATGACGCCGCGGCCCGCGGTCAACTCGCCGCCGTAGGCCTCGCCCTTGAACATTTCATATTGATCGACGAGCTCTTTTGTGCTCGTCTTGAGATTTTCGAACCAGTGATAAAGAAACTGCGCTTGACCCGTGACCGGCGTCAACATTTCGTCCCAGTGATCATGCACGGTCTTTCCGAAACTGATCACTAAACCCTCGGCCGTGAGAATTACGCCCGCCGTCGTCTCGCCCCACTCTTTCCAGTGTTTTTGATTCGCTTCGAGACTCGCGTTAACGTCAGTGAAAAACGTCATAAACGCGGGCAACGTCTCATAGCCGATCGTACGCGTCATCGCGCCGAATTGCGTCTCGAATTGTTTTTTCAGATCTTCGAATTCGTTTGAGGTTTTGGCCGTCTCGTCATCAATTACGATCCCGAGCTTTTCCATTTTGGCCATGAAAGCATCGAGATCGCCGCCCGCTTGGTTGAACGTGCCGACGAGATTGGCCCCAAACTTTTTGCCGAATATTTCCGACGCCGCGATCACGCGCTCTTGATTTGTGGGCAACTCGGCAAAGCGCTTCATAAACTGCGCGAGCGCCGCGTCGGGATTTTTAAGCCCGGCCGTCACATCAACGCCCATGCGTTGAAAAGCTTTGCCGAGCTTCTCGTTACCCTCGGCCGCCGCGGCCATATTAATATTGAATTTTGAGAGCCCGGCGGCGAAGTCTTCGATCGTCGAGCCGCCCGCCTCGGCCGCGAGTTTGAAAGCCGAGATCGTGCGCGCACTGAAACCTGATTTTTCGCTGAGCTCAAAAATCTTGTCGCCCGCCTCGGCCGCGCGATCGGCTAACTGAAAAAGGGCATACCCCGCGCCGCCGACTGAGCCCGCGATCGAAGTGAAGATCCCGGCGGCCATGCCGACGGGCCCGCTGAGCAAGGATCCAAACGAGCCGCCGATCTTGTCGATCTTCTCGATGCTTTCGGCCGACTCTTTGTTAAAAACCCCGAGGCCGGTTTTAAAGACGCCAGTTAACTTGTCGAGTTGCTTTTCGGTATCGCGGAGAGCGGCCGAGGCACGCACGTTATCGACGACGATCTCGACGCGCTCGCGGAAAGCTGTGATATCTCTAGTCGCCACTTTCTTACTCGTCGCTCAGCAAAGAGATTTGCCGGTAAAATTCAAGGTGGTTAGGCTCAGCCGCCAGGGCTTGAGCTCGCAAAAAAAAGAAAGCGAGATTTACATCGCGTTGACTCCATCCTTCGTCGATCTCGGTAAAGCTTTTTTTAAAGCGAACCGACAAAGCCAACGAAGCCAACTCGGGCACTATTGACTCCGCGCCGTCGCTGCCGTCGCGGAGAAAGAGGGCGAGTCGGCGGGTTGCTTCGGCGCTTGAATAGGGCGCACGTCATCGACGATCGCTTTGTAAATCGCCAAAAGATTTTCATTAGAGAATTGATCGAGATTCTCGGCCGTGATCGCGATCGGGCCCTCGCCGTTGCCGATCTCGGGAATGCTTACGACGATCGCCGCGAGTACCTCTGTGATGCTGTCGGCGCTCTGTTTTTGTAGCTCGTCCATTTGGCGCGCGACGCGCGGCGAATAAGCTTTGTAAACGACTTTAAAGCCCTCGGTTTGACGCTCGCCCGCGTCATCCTCGAAAGTAAGCGGCACAATGATCGTTCGCGTCGCCGCGACAAACTGACTGACGTTAACCTTTGGCATAACTTCACACTTTCACAACATGAAAATTGATTTTGTTTTGCGGGCGCGCCGCACGGTTGCGAGGGCCGGGCGGCGGGGCGGGAATTTTAAGGGCGGCGTCGGTTTCTCAAAGCAACCGCGACGAGAATCGCAAACCAAAGCAAGAGGGCGATCGCGGCATACACTCGTTGCGCCATGATCAATAACTGCGATACTCGCCGTACGAGACGCGGCCAGGCACGATCAAGGCCGCGCCGGTAAGCTCATAAACCGCGGCCGTGTTACCCGTGCCGGTCGCCGTGCCGCTCTTGATCGTCACCTTGGCCGCCGGGCCCAGGGAGACACGATCGAGCCGACACCAGATCCGCTCGGGCGTCGCCAGGTTGCGGCCATCAAAGACGATGCAAAGCTCGGGCGTCGGCTTTTCCAAAATCGTTACCACGTCGCTGTCATCGTAACTGTACGAGAAAGCCTTGAACGGTTGCGTTAATCCGGTCACGTCGAGAAACGTCACGAAAGGCGCGTCAGGGTTGACTTGATATTTTGTCGGGGCCACGGTCGCGGGCGTGGCCGATGAGTCTTTGATCACAAGCGCGCTTATGCCGATATGCCCGCCCGGGATCATGACTGTCTGCCCGGCGAGAATACCATCGGGAAAGGCATCATTGCCCGTATACGATCCGGCGGCATCTTGACTGGCTACACCAAACAATTCGAGCTCTAAGTTTTCGGCCGTGCGCTCTTTGATCGTGAGGTGTACGGTTGCAGTATTTTTGATCGGCGCGTGTAGATCTTGCAGATTCGGCGTTAGTTTGTTCGTGGCCCAGTTGTCGGCATATTCGATCGTCGGATCGAATTCAAAGACCGGGGCCTCGCCGACGTTGCGAAAGTCGAGCGGGTTAAAATTCGGATCTAGTTTCGCAACGTAAATGTCACCCGCGCCGATAAAATATTTAACGCCCATGCCTCGACCCTCGCTTTCACTCGTAAGCGTCAAAAGGCGCGTTTAAATATTCGACCGTAAACCCGACGGCCGCGCCCTCGATCTCGAAAGTCTCTTTCGGAATAATGAAACCGTCCTCGTCGGGTTTCATGTCGACGGCCAGGCCGCCGAGCGTTGCGTCGCGCGCGCCGCTGAGCTCATCCTCGATAATCGCCTTTTGCACGTCGGCGATCATCAAGCGCAACTCGGCGGGCGTCGTTTCGCGCGAATGAAAGATCCGAATTTGCATCGGTAAGATATTCGAGATCTTTTTCTCTTCGGGATACTCTTGAAAGCTTTTGTTAGTCAGATCAAAAACGCCGAGCCGCGTTGCTTCTCTTAACTCATCCTCGCTGTATCGCGTCGGCCAATCGTCGGCGGGCGTGGTCCCGATATCGGTCGCGAAGCCGTTCGCGATTTGGATCCGGCCCAGGCGCGCGATCATCTTGTCGATCACTTGTTGGCGCTTTGTAAGCGGCGTCGTCATAGCCGTGTCGCCTTGGGCCACCCCGCCGCCGCTGAGACAAAGCGCCAGCAAAAGAGAAGCGAGCCAGGGAAAGATCCGATCCATATCAAAGGGCCCTCAAAAAGATCCGCGTTGATTGCACGCCCGCGGGCGCGAGGCGCTCGATGCGATAAGAGATCCCGAAACCATCCTCGTGCGCTTCGAGCCCGGGCATGTTTAAGACCATGCCCTTTTTAACGGTCGCCACGTCGATCGAGGCGCATTCGAAAACGGGCTCGGTTGTGTCGACGTTTGTCTCGGCATAAAGCGAAACGTCTTGCCACCCGCTGTCAAAGATCCCGAGCACGTCGAGCACGAAGCCCGCCGGGCCGGTTATATGTCCGCGCTCGCCGACGCCATCCTCGGCAAAGAAAGACGCGAGATCCGCTTTCTCATATCCGCTCGGCGTGTTATTTGCGCGCTCCCTTCGTGGTCTTTTTCGGCGCGGCCTCGCGGCCGATCGTCTCGTCGAGCTCGGCCTCGTCGGGCCCCTCGTCGATCAACTCGGCCCGGCCATCGTTGACGAGCTCAAAGGCAAAATTGATCGGCACGTCGGCCTCGTCCTCGGCATAGTCGGGGCCGTAGTCAGTGCCGCCGAAACAAACGTTTGAGCGAAAGCGCACGCGGCGGGTTTTGTCTGTGCGGCCGAAGCCTACCGGCGGCATATTCCCTCTTTCTCTCCAGTAGCGCCGCGCGAAGTAACCGCGGCGAGTAATCATCGAGCCCGAGCTCCCGCGCCCCTCACCCGGCGGCTTAGGTGTTCGTTAAGCCGGTCCCTTTCGAGAATGCCTTAGCATGCCGCGCGTTAACGTCGACCATAACGAAGCTCGTCACCTCGATCATGCCTTGCTTTTTCAAGCGGTAGGGATCCGTGATTATTTCGAGCGCGCCCCACTCGCCGATCATCAATTCGGACCAAACGCCAAAGACGATCCCGTGCTCGGCCCCGGCCCCGAGCGTCTTGCTAACTTGGTTTGATACCTCGGCGCGGAAGCCGTTCATTTGGCCGTTTTGCCAGATCGGCAACCCGATCGTGTTGGCCAGGACGGGCGCTTGCTTTGCCTTGCCGCCGATCTCGGGCGTCGTCAGATAAGCCATGGTCCCGACGTCGGCGTTATTCGCCTCGATCACGGTTTCCATGTCGACCACTTTGGCGAACGTGATCGCGCCGCCCATGGCCACGGCATTGACGCCCGTCAGGGAATAGATCCCGGTAGGCGCGGGCGCGCCCGCGCCATGAATCGACGCGGCATCGATCGCCAGGGCGTTGATCTGCACGAGATCGTTTTGTACGAGCCCGTCGACGTTGGCGACGCCTTGTTGCAGAAGTTGTCGCGAGTAGCTCGTCGAGCTTTGGCCGGTCTTAGGCGAGAGCACGACTTGATCGAGCAAGAGGTTAGAGTCGGCCACGTCCGCGCCGGGATTCTCACCCACCCACACGAACGTACCCGCGCCGGTTTGCCGCGGAAAGGCGACGTTGCCGGTCAGGCCGGGCAAAACGGTTGCGCCGAGCAACATCACCTTGGCCCGGTTGCGTAACATTTCGATAAACGAGCCGGGCTCGGTAAAGACAAGCTCTTGCCCTTTGGTCGCCGTTTTCGTATCGAGGCCCGCGCGTTGTAGTTCGAGGCCGCGGGCCAGGGCGATCCCGGTCGGCATGTAAAAGCCGCCGTGTTTCTTTGCGCCGGGCGCGTCGAGCTTGCGCTCGATCTCTTGTGAGATATCGAGCTCGAAGCATTGCGTCTCGCCGCGGTAATCCCGATCGCGCGCGTTGGCGTCGCTGAGGATCGCTCGGGCGATCGAGTAGCGCTTGCGCTCGCTGTCAGTCAACGAGACGATCGGCGCGGCTTTCGGCAAAGCGGTCTGCCAGGCCGCGCGCTTGTCATTGATCGCCGCGAAAAATTCGGTTTCGGTTTTGTTCGTGAGGGCATACTCGCGGGCCATCTCTTCGAGCTCGGCTTTGCGCTCGTCGGTACTCCCGAAGCCAACGGCGAACGTGACAAAGGATTGCGTGCGCTCGGTCATAAGCGCGAAAGGATTCGGCGCGGGCGGCGTGATCGTTTCCATGTTTTGAGTCCTCACTTGCAAAGTTTTTCCGGCGGCCGCCCGGGCGGCGCGCGCTGCGGTTTCCTCTTCGTCGGTCGGATCTTTGTCGTCGGCGGGATCGTCCTCGGGATCGTTTTGGTTCTCTTCGTCGTCGTCGCCCTCGGCCCGCAATGAGCGGCCAACGCCTACACTTATGTCTCGCGGCACGGCGGCGATCGAAGCTTCGAGCGGCTCCCAGTCTTTCGAGCGGTAAGTGTTCGGGCCCTTGTCGCTTTTTTGTTCTAAGTCGAGCTCGTGAAGGATGAAACCGGCCGACGTATTGCGGCGGATCCCGTCTTTGATATCTTGAAAAATTTCGGTCGCCAGGGTTGAGCGTGAGAAGCGCGCCGTTGCTCTTAACTTGCCCTCATCGAGCCGCGCGTTTTCGAGTACCCCGATTTGCTGATCGACCGAGTGATTGAGAAGTAAGGGCGCGCCCGCGCGCATGCGATCAAGGCGTACTGAGCTCGCGGAGTGATCGAGAATGATCCGGCCGAACCAATGATCGATCGGCGCGTCGGATGAGATCGAGAGCTCGACTGTGCGGGCCTCGTCGTCGATCGCCGCATCACGCGCGATCACAAAAGGCAACTCATAAACCCTTTCGAGTACCTCGGCGAATTGCCGCCGCTTGCCGTTTCCCGCGCGCTTGCTCATCGGGCCGGGAAACTAACACAACATATCGAGGGCGCGTCGCGGCGGGTGTCACTATGTAGCGGCCCAGGCCGCAAAAGGCCCGTTTTTGGGCCCGATTTTAGGGGCCTAAAATAAGTTGACTAAAATCCTATGATTCGCTTGACAGCTATCATATGATTTGCTAGTATCTCTCTTGTCAGGGCGCGAGACGCCAGAAAGGGAAAGAAAAACAATGGCAACCGAATACATAGTGAGAAGCGCAATCAATCCGAATTTAATTCTCTGCACAAACGGCGACTTTATCGGCGAGTGTTTCGTCGGCCCGGGCACGAAGCTTGCCGCCAAGGTTTACAAAACGAAGCGCGGCGCGGCCCAGGTCCGCGGCGGATATCAGATCATAGTTGAGGCCCTCGATGCCGAGGGCCTCTTGAACAAAGCGCGAAACTAATCACACTTACTCTTGAAAGGGACAAACGACACCATGAAAAACCAAACCCAAACCGCAACCGATTTGCCGTCGCTGTTATGTGATGGCGCAATGAAAGCGGCGATCGAGATCGCCCACCGACGCGGGATCGTCGAGGCGTTTCGCGACGACGAGAAGCTCGGCCGCTTTATTCCCGCCTTGCGGGCCGAGATCTTGGCCGGTTATGACGAGGCCGCCCGCGAGGCGAAAGAGGCCCTCGAAGTGCTCGGGGCCGCCATGGCCAAGGCCTCGGTCAATGCCTCGTGCATCTTGTTTGCCACGCGCGCGATGAGGGCCTCGGGCCTCATCGCAGAAAGCGAGGCGGGCCGATGAGCAAGAAACCATCCGCTAAGAGGTACTCGCGGCCGTGAAACTACTCGGGGCCGAAATTGAATACGGCAAGCCAGGCGCGGGCGGCCCTTTCGAGATTCTCATCGACGCGCCCGCGGGCTTTCATTGGGCGAGCGATGGCGTGCACTGTCTCGTTGAGTCACAGTGGAGTGATCAACCGACGCGCGAGCTTTGGGAAGATGCGCTTAACAGAGTCGGGCACGGGCTCGAAGCATGCGATCCCGATTCTCAAGACTGCCAAGACGCGGCCGAAAGTGAGGCGGCATCATGACAAAACAGCAAGCCGAGAAGCTCGCGCGCAAGCGTTGGGGCAAGCGCGCGATCGTGCGCCAGGGCGACGATATGAGCTCGCCCGAAAGGCGGGCCAAGGGCCGCGAGCAACTCATCGCCGCTCGCGATGAGATCACGGCGATCGAGCAAGAGATCGCCGAGCGCTTAAACGCGCTTGACTGGTATCAAGAGTTACTCGCGCGCAAGCGTGAGGCGTTGAAACGGAAAGACGCGGCCTTTTGGCCCTCGATGTATTATCGGTTTGAAGTCGGCAAGTTTGACGGGCTCGGCTTTTCGATCGAGGGCCAGGGCGACACGTTCGAGCAAGCTTTCGCCAAGGCCGACGAACACCGGGCCGCGCTATTGGGCCCGAGTGCTCGGCAAGAGTAGAGACTCAAAGATCGGCAAGACGCGCGAGGCCTCTTCGCCGTCACCCTCTGCGCCCGCGGGCTCGCCCTCGGGCGCTTGCTCTTTGGCCCCCGGTTGCTCTTTGTCGGTTGCCGGTTTCGGCGGCGCTTTGGCCGTCAGTTGGGGCCCGAGCCCGGCCGCTTCGAGAAGCTTATTTTCTTCGGTTAGCTTGGCAACGTTGTCTATAAAATCGTCGCCCCGTTGATCGCAATAATCCGTCCGAGATTCGAGGCCGTTCATGATCGCCAGGATCGCGGCTTGTATGTCTTTAAGCGGATCCACCCAGTCCCAACCGCGCGGCCGCCAGGTGTCGCGCACGCGCTCATAATCGCGTAAGGAAAGATTGACGGCCCCGGTCAGCATCGCCGAGCGCAACCAATTGCGAAAGACGCGCGAGCAAAAGTGTTGGATCATGAATATCTGCAACATGCGCCACAGGTCCCGCTCTTCGAGAAGCCCGGCGCGGATCGATGAGTAGTTAACGCCCTCGCGATCGTTGGCGAGTGATTCATAACTTACCTCAAGCGCCGAGGCGATGTCGCGCTTAACCTCTTTGATAAACGCGGGCATGTTGGCGTTAGGGTGTTTCGGATCGTTAGTCTTGACGTCCCACCCGGCCGGGATCACTTGGGCGACGCCGGGCTCAAGCTCGCGGATGGCCCCGGCCTCGAATTCGCTCGGAATGAGATCCGGCGCGTCGCCTTGGTCCTCGTCTTTCGGCGGCATCAAATAGTCAGTCACACAAGCGCCCGCGCGCGTGGCTGCGAGCTCGGCGTCGACCATGCCGCCGAGTATGTGTATATCTTCCATCGCGGCATGGACCCAGGGCACGCCGCGGGTTTGGATCTCGTCCTCGGTCACGAGAAATTTATGAATCACTTCGGCGGCGGGCACGGGCACGCGAAAGCGTGCGGTCGGTTGATACTCGGCAAAGAGATAATCATTCTGCGGGCGTGTCAGCCAATACTGCACGGGGCGATCGTTGTCGTCGAGCTCGACCGACATAAGCACGCGGCGCGAGCCCGGGAGAATGATCGAGAAGGTTTCATCAAGCCAGGCGGGATCGCGAAAGTTGAGCGCATAGCCGAAAGGATTCGGCGCGCCGATAATCTCACGGCAAAGGAATTCGCCGTCTCGGGCCATCGAGCGCAAGGCATAGGCTTGTTGACCAATAAAGGAAAGCTTGCCCGACGTGCTCGCATTCTCGGGCTTGGCCCACTCTTTAAAAGCATTCTCGATCATCACCGCGAGCTCTTTGTCGCGCTCGGTTGTCGAGTTACCGTGAGGATCAAACGTTACCCGCAAAACGATCCCGTCAGGGCCGACAACGTTGGCCCCGAGCATCGACAAAAACTTTTTCATCACGCCTTTGTTGCGATAGAGCTCGCGTGAGCGGGCGCGCAAATTTCGCAACGAGCGGCGAAGCTCATTGTTGGCGCTTGTCTGAGCGGTTGACCAGTCGGCCGTGAGGTTAGAAGGGATCGCGCCCTTGTACGTGCGCCGATGATAGCGCGGGCCCAGGGCCGCGGCGGCCGGGCCTTTGTAACCGAAAAACTTTAAGACTCGCTTGATCGTCGCGTTCATTCTCTAAGCCCTCAGCCGACAAAGCGCGTATGAATCATCGTTGAAAACGATCCGCCTTGGGCGACGCGCTCGGCGCGCTTGGCGTCGTTATAGAGTTGCTGAAAGCGCGTCTCGGCTTTCATGAGCTCTTCTATGCTCATCCACTCGATCGTTTTGTCGCCGATTTGCCGTCGGAGTTGGCCGCGCGTGGCCGTGTTCGCGATGGCCGCGCGGATCGCGTCGAGCGTCGCTTTATACTCGGCGGCCGTGCCCGAGAAAGTCGCGGCGTCGCGCACTGGGATCACGATCGAGCGGCGGCGCTTCTCGCCGCTGTCGGTTTCGATCGAGTTGTAACAAGCATAATTGAGGCCGACAACGGCCGCGGTAAAGTCGAGCTTGATCGCGGTCGAGGTGTCGTCGAAAGTGTTCGAGATCACGGCGAGCTCGGCGGGTGTTTCCCAACTCGACGCCGTGATCTTTTCCGTCGCTGAGATCTCGGCCAGGAGTGCGGCGTAGTCTTGCGCGAACGTTTTGACGTCGCCAGGATCAACGGGATCCGTGATTATGTCGCCCATTGCGAGCGGGAGAGTAACGGAAAGCGGCGGGCGCGCGTCGGCGCGGGTGTCAGTGATTCACGAGCCAATAAAAGGCGAAAGCCCCGGCGGCGAGGATCCCCAGGATCATGAACCAAAAAAACCAAAGGGCGAGACGTTCGCGATCGGGTTTCATAAAAAGAAACCGGCCGGGATCTCGCGGGCCGCAAAGATCCCGATCCGGTCCACCCTTGAAAAAGGCCCACACCCCTCAAGGGATCGACAACATGACAACCGCGGCGATCATAACTCAAAGCGCCCGAGCGCGTCGCGCCGGGTGTCAATCCGCGATCCGGCGCGCGCACGTTTGCCAATACTCGATCCGTTTTCGGAGTATCGGCGCGCACATGACGAGCACGCCGCCCTCGCGAACAAAGCCCGCGCAAAACTGTCGCGTTATAACTTGATAGACGCCATCACGCAAGGGCCGTCTAAAGCTCATCCCGCAGTCACTTTGCCCCTCGCAAACCCATTGCCAGATCTGGCGATCCAAGCGCGCCGCGGGCCGTCCACATGCGAAACAATTCGGCATCGTGATCACCAGTTACTAACAAAGCCGCCGCGTCGCCGCGGTAATCTGAACGGTCGCCCGCTCGGGTTTCGCGCCGGGCTCGCGGGCCCTTCGCTGCCCGGCGGCGGCCCGCTCGCGCCCTCGTCGCCCGGGCCCGGTCCCTCGCCCTCGGGCTTTTGCCCGGCCCGCTCAAGTAAAAGATCGCGATAGTGTTTCAAGTTGGGCTTGAGGATCTCTTTCGCTGCCAGGTTATAAACAAGATCGTCCCAGGCCTCATTGCGCGCGCCGGGCTTGAGCTCCCAACGTTTGACCGGATAGCCGCGATGATAAGAGGCGACGGCCCGCTCGCTCGTCAATTGCTCGAAGTATTCGGCCGTATAGTGCGCCGGGAAATGATAAGCGCCCGGGCCGCCGAGCCACTCGCCCGCGGGCGACCATCCGCTTTTGAGCGCCGCGGCGATCCGATCTTTCGCAACCTCGGTTCCGATCGTTCGCAAGGCGACGTTATCACGCCCGACGCGCGTCGGCTTCTTTGGGGCGATCGGACGGCCAGGGATCGAGGCCCCCTTGACGGCCCACCAAAGCCGCCGCCGCCCGGCCGCGCGCTTGCAAAACTTATATACCGCGTCAGTGTACGCGCCGCCCGAGTCGATGCAACCGCAACGCACGCGCATCGCGACGCCGAGCTCGTGCCGCCAGTCGGTTTCCAGATAGCGCGCAAGCTCGTCCCAAAGCGTGATCTCGTCCTCGGCCGAGACGCGCGCGGGATCGCCACGCAAAACCCGATAGTCGATCGACCATCGCTCGTCACCTACACCCCACCCGGCGATCTCGACTTCGAGGCGATCGATCTGCACGTCAACCGCGAACGTTAGCAAGACGACGCCCGCGGGCACTTCGGCCTTGTACTCTTCCTGCCGGAATTCGAGATCCTCTTTGTCGATCTCTTCCCAGGGCTCCCAAAGCTCGCCGAGCGTGGTGTTAACAAAAACTTGTTTCTGTGCGAGTGAGTGCTCATGCGCCGCGCGCGTCACCTCTTCGGCCATGTCGCCCCAACTCATCCAGGGCGAAACCGTGCCCGGTAATTTGAAACCGGCGATCCCGTTAAAGTCGCGCTCGGCGCGCCACTCGTAACGGCGGATCAACTCGTCCTTATCGGCGTCAGTGATCACGGCGTTACACTCGGGGCAAACGTAGACGGCCGCGCCCGGCGCGAGGCCGAGATCGGACCATTTCACATTCTGCCAAAGCGGGAGTTGCCAGGCGTCACAGGCCGGGCATTGCACGAAGAGACGACGGCGATCGCTCGCGGCGTACGCCCGGGCGATGCGGCTTTGCCCCTCGATCGTCGGCGAGCTCGTCATCACTACAAGCGCATCGAGCAAGGCGGCAAAGTTGCGCGTGCGGACACGGGCCAGGGCCACGGGATCGCCCTCACTCCCGGCGCTAACCGGAAAGCGATCCACCTCATCGAGAAGCAAAACGCGGATATCTTCGGACGCCAGGCCGACGGGCGAGTTTGCGCCGACGATCGAAATATGCCCGCCGCGAAAAGTTTTGTGTAAGAGCGTGTTGCCCGAGTCCCGGGCCCGCGGATCCTCGACAAGATCTCGTAAGACGGGCGTCTCGCGGATCAAGCTCGTGAGGCGATCGCGCGAATACTTCTCGGCCATGTCAAGCGTTGGCTGCACGACCATGATCGGGCAAGGATCCGTATGCATGAAAAAGCCGACGAGATTATTTAAAACGCCCTCGGTCTTGCCGACGCGCGACGACGACCAAAGCACGATCTCGCGCACGCGGCGATCGGTTGCACATTCGAGGATCTCGCGTAAGAAAGGCACGCGCCCGGTTTGCCAACGCGAGCCCACCTCGGGCCCTTGACTGACGATCCGATAGGTGTCGGCCCAGTCAGGCACGCTCAAGCGCGCGTCAGGGATCGCGGCGACGATCGCCTCGTGCAAGAGGGCCTCGACTGACGCGGCGGGCGTCATAGCTTAAAAGAGTCGGGGATAATCGCGCTTGAGCTCTTCGAAGATGAGCGAGAGATCGATCTCGATGGTATGCGCGAGATCGGCCGCGCCGCGGCATCGGCGCAAGCGCTTGGCATTCTCGCGGGGATAGCGTTTAGCGATCCGAGTGTGCATCGCTTTGATGAGTTGGAAAAGCTGATCGCGTACTTCATTCAAGGGCACGAGCTCGCCGCGTTCGCGTTCGAGCTTGAGTGTGATCCGATCCGCCTCGGCGATCGTTTTCTTGCGGCGCGCTTCGTTGAGCCCGATCACTTCGGCCCGGCCGTGGCCGTTCTCGCCCGCCAGGACGGCCGCGGCCTCGGCCTCGTCGTAAAGTTTTTCGCGCGGCTTGATGCTCTTCGGCTTGATGCTCGCCGCGTCGAGGCGTTCAACGATCGTCGCTCGTGATAAACCCGTTTGCCGATGCAAAGCCGAGATCGAGGCCGTTTTCTTGCCCGCCTTTGGTTTTCGCAAAAAAGGGAAATTTTTTTGCCTCATAATCGCCCTATAAACGATTTTTACGAGGCGGGCAAGGCGATTGCATTGGCGATTTTAGGGCCCCGGCCCCGGCCCCGGGTAATCTTTCAAACTGAGCGCCCAGGCGTGAAAAGCGGCGAGCTCGGCCGCGGTCCACTCGCTCACGGGGCCATGCGTCGCGACGGAAACGGGCGCGGCCGGGATCCTCTTCGTCGGCCAGGTCCGCGAGCGCTTCGGCCGCTTCGGGCGCTTGGTGCAAAACGGTAGAAGCAATTGACCGGCCGCCGTTGATCTCATTGATGGCCCAGGCCGCCCCGCAAAACGATCGCGAGTAACAGACAAACACCTCGCCGCAAAATACCCCGTGCGTGATCGGCCGCGCGCCGTTGATCGCGCGATAGACTTGCGGGCGGATCGTCATTTCGCCGAGGCGAAAGCCCGCGCGACTTGATCCTCGAAGATCGGCCCGAAGCGCTTCGCGAAAATCCGCTCGGCCGGTCCCGCCATAAAATCTTTCTGCGGGATCCGCGCGCGCGGCACGAGGATATAAAGCGCGACAAGCGTCGAGCTCTTGCCCCGGCCGCGGCGTTGAAAGAGCACGCGCACGCCGCGCTTTGTCACGATCACAAAGTCGCGCTTGCCGACGAGCGAGCGCGGCCGTTGAGCCTTGCTCACTATGTCGCGCTTCGTGCGCTTGACGTTTTTCGTCGGGATCGCGAGAAACTCGCCCGCCGGTAATTTGACAACAAAGGATCCGGCCGGTTGCTCGGTAAACTTCGCGAGCCAGTCGGCCGCGGTCCCGATCCACGCCGAGAGATCCGTTTTCGTCGCGGGCTTGATCCGCACGCCGAAAATATTCGAGGGCTTATCCCATCCGGTCCGCACGGTAAAGCTCGACTCGATCGACTGTATGACGCCGGTTTGGATCTCTTTGGCCGTCAAGGTAAGCGCGGCCGCGAGTCCAAACTTCGTTTGTTTGTCGAGCTCTTTCGAGCCCGCGATCGAGACGTTCATGCGTGCGTTGATCATCGCAGGGCCCCGGCCGCGAAAAAGAAAGAGCCCGCGAGTAAAGCCAGGCCGAGGGCGATCAAAGACTTCGAGCGCCAGGCCTCGATCGCGAAAACAACGATCGCCGCTATTAACAGAACTATTCGCCACATGATCTCTTCACCTCCCAAAGCGTTGTTGTTGAAAGACTTTTTTTCTTTTGGCGCTGGCTGCCCCTCCCGGTTGCACGTTACC